TTCTGCATCTTAACATATACTCATTTCGTTTTTAACCAACACATCGAATGTCATTGTCCACCCTGCTAATAAATTCTCAAAGCGTTCTGTAAATGGTTCGCAATTAGGAACACCATCTATCTGAAATAAATCCGTGTATAACGTGCCTCGTCTCATTACTTCATATACTCGTTGAAGAACTGCTAACTGAGTATTCAATACATCTTGTTCGTTATCGTTGCCTGTAAATACATCTGTAGTTTCGTCTTTTGATATATCTACAATATCCATTGCAATGATGCTTACGTTAAACCTAATCACGTTTTCCTCAAACGATGCCGAGTTAACCATAATGTGAGATAAAGGAAATATAGTCTGTTTAGCTAAATCAACATTAAAGATGCTGCCCTCTGTAACTGAATTAACAAATGGAGAACTATTTAACTCCGTCTTTAACTTATCTATAATCGTGTAGAATCCTACCATTTTTGTTGTTGCTTTTTAATTTGTCTAATTTCTATTTCCGTCTTTTGCTTCTCAAATGTTAGTAAGGTCAAACACTTAACCAATGGTTCTCTGGTAACTGCGTCAAATCGTGTAATGTCTCCTTTAGCGAGTGCATATATGCTTTGATACCATCCCCATTGTTTTCCAAATTGAGTTTGCTCTGAATAGTCGTTAAGTCCATCCCCTTCATCTCCTTCTCCAAATAGTCCATCAAAGCCGTCAACAATTCGCTTCCTAAAGTCCAAAAAAAAACCGATGCACCAAACACTACATTTAGAGGTGCATACTTCATTACTTCAGAATAGTTAGCAGTTCCGTTGTACTCTTCTATTTCGTATTTTTCTCCTTTACGCTTTGTGATAGGTCTATACATTGCTGCCATAGCTTTGTGCATCGTGTCCCAATCTGTTAGGTTACGTTCGATGTCGATATACTCACCCCAAGATATATTCTCTAAGTCAGGTACAAATCCAAACTCTAAATCTCCTATCTTAAATCTGTGTTCAAACTTTTGCTTCCCAGAAAACAATTTATTGAAGTGGCTAACCATATCAGAAATATCAGATGCTTTGATTTTTATAACATCCTTTAATTCTATGCCGCAAAATAACTCTATCATTTTCTCAGCTACAAACTCCTCATCGTTTGAGTTCTCAGCTACCTTTCTGAACTCTTGGTAGTGCTTTAATGGAATCTCACTTAGTGATGTTGGTATAAGCAATTCTAACTTCATATTTTTATAACTTTTATTTATCCTTATTGTTATACATAACTGCAATGTTATAGGCTTCGTTTAAGAGCATTACATCTCTTCTCATTCTCATTGGATTGTCAAATACTATTCTTACCCTTACACGCTTTCTATCGTGTATGTAGTCCTGTACTATTGCTATCATTTCCTCAACGGATGGCGTATGTCCCATAGCTATTGTTTAATCCTAAAGTTTCCATTTCGTGATACCGTAGCGCATCTATAATGTGGTCGTTGCCACCTGCAGGTTTATTTAATCTCACTCCTGTTCTATCCGTGTCCCAGCAGTAGCTTCTAAGTTCTTTGATTAGATTAGTGCTATCAGACGTTACTAAATACTCTTGACGTTGCATTACATCTATTCCGTAATTTATTGAATCCTTGCCCTTCGTAACGCCCTTAATCGTTATTCCTTGTCTGCGTATCTCCTCTATGCTTTTAGGTTCAGCACTATCAGCATATACTACTACGTTTTTTTGTAGTTCTTTAGCTATGTCAGAATTAAGCATACCTGTGCGATATACCTTTTCTCTTACTATTCTTTGTCCGTTGTATTGATATATTTCTACTATCGCAGTAGGGTCAACTGAATAACCAAAGTCTAACCCTATGCCAATTAATCGTGCTTCAATCGGAATAGTGTCGATTATCTTCCAATTATTAAACACCACTCCCTCTAAGCTACCTACTAAACCAAGTCCGTAAACGTTCCACCAATTTCTCCAATACTCAGATGTCTTTGCTTTCTCTTTGTTCTTTTCTATTTGGTCTATTATGGATTGGTCTAAGGCTTCGTTATCCTTGTAGGTTAGAATTATGAAGTCGCTATCTGGTTCGTCTTTTAGTTCCGTATGTACCCAAAACTCATTTGCAGGATTAAAGTCTAAAAATACTTCTCTCTTCGTTCTAATCGATAACTCATTGTACGCTTCAAAAGTGACATTGTTACACTCGTTAATATATAATATATCCCTACGAGCACCCCGTAACTTAGAACTATCATCAGCCGAAAAGAATTCCATAACACTCCCGTTAGCGAATTCATATCTTAAAAGTGATTTATTAAAGTTTGCATCTACATATCTATTAGTCCACCTCATAATCTTTAAGAAGTCTTTTAATGCACCTCTTCTTAAATGTGGTATTGTTTCAGCTACTATACTAATCTCAAGTCCTGATTGCCTTGCTGCTTTGTCTATAAGGATAGGAAGTATACCAAACGTTTTTCCTGCCGATGTCCCGCCTTGAATAATCTTAATCCGTTTTTTTAACGCAAGAATCTTCCGTATAGCAGTAGTTACTTTGAACATAAATTAATCTTCTAACTCTTCGGTATCTCCTTCTAAATCAAACAAGGGTTGTTCTATAATAGTAGTCTGTGTCTTCTCTACAAGGCTGTTTAGACGTTGTGTAATAGATGGGTTGTACATACCTGCCATACCTCCTTCGATTTGGTCTGAGCGCACTTCCCTGCGTATACGTGAACAGATAGTAGAAAAACGTTTATACCTTCCTTTTGAATTACTAAAATACATTCCTAAATCTTGAATTATTTCTTGGTCTGCACAATAGTTTTCAAAGCCTTCTATCGTTAAAGGTCTTTCCTTTTCTCTGTAAACCATCTCAGCGTCTTTACCTACAAAGTCTTTTACAATGAATGGGTTTTCTTTAGTCTTCTTCTTATATTCTTGAAATAACTCCCATAGGTGTTCAGGGCTATGTATCTTATTAGGTCTTCCCATTTGTTCCGTGTTTTGTTAGTTTAGTGAGTAATTATAACTTCTATATTCTTCATAGTTTACCTCTTCCATATGTATGGTCTTAATCGTGTTATCATAGAATAATACATACTCAGCTTCAGCAATTGCCATAGTGAGTTTTAAACTATTCCATACTTGTCTATGGAGTTCTGGATTTATAACTACTAAGTAATAGTTAGTTTCCACTTTTATTTTGTTCGGCTGCTTTAACATTGTTCGTGTTTTCGTTAAAACTTGAAACGCATACGGCAAATCTTTGGTCTATATCTGTGTATTCACTAACCATTGTGTTATCTGCCATACAACGTTTAATAAATTCTTTCTCCGTTTCTGAAGATGTAGGATTAGGAATTGGCATCGTGTTCGTCTTTATATTGGTTATAGACTTTCTTTAACTGATTAAGAATATCTCTCCAACAACTCGAGCAGCTTGTAGGCTCTCTGTTTATATTTAAAACTCTATTGTAAACTTTGAGTAGTTCGTGTTGGTCGCTCGGTGCTATTTCAGCAGTATTCTTACCAAAGAAAGTATCTAATACATTATATTCGTCTTCATTTAGGCAGCTAATCTTTCTGTAAGGAAATAGTTCGTTTAGCTTCTTCTTACGCTCGTCACATCCGCAGTCCTCTCCAGCTATAAACTTTACTAACTTTTTGATACCTGTTTTCTTAAATACCTTTTCTAAAGTATCTCCTAAACCTTCAGCGACATCTTCTTTAATCTCTTTTACTAATTCTTTTGCTTCGTCTTTTAATAGGTCTACCACTTCGGTAACTACCTTCGGCTGCCTACCCCTTCTTTTCTTTTCCATTTCCTAATTCTTTAATCATTAATTCTAAATGTACTATTCTTTCTAAAAAGTGTTTTGCATCTAATAAGTTAACATTTTCGCCTTGCAAACTATGTGCAAATGATACATATGCTAACTCCTTTTGATTTTCTAAATACGCTCGTATCGTCTTCATTTGTTATCTATTAAGTTCATATATCTTTCTTTTAGTTGGTCAAATTCTTCCTGTAGCTTTTCGTGTTTCTGTAGCAACTGATAATACTTGTCTAACTGCTCAGTATAATTCTTACGCAATTCCGCTAACGTTGTGTATGTATTTTCAGATTCGTTCATAATAATTCAAAATCTCCATTCAAATAATCTTCGTAGTCTTCTCCTACATTCTCAATCAAACGTTGCTTACAATGCTTTATAGTGTGAAATATAGACGTTACAGATATTTTAGTTAACGCAGATAACTCACGCATAGAATGATTGTTCTCTTTATATAACTTAAATAACATCGTATCGTACCAATGCCAGGAATCTATCTCCATATAAATCTTTAGTTCGATATCGTTCTTAGCTTTCTCCATTCCGCTAACGTCAATATCCTTTATATCTAAAGCATCGTTTACAGTTACCTTTTCAATCTTAGATTTTTGCTTACAGTAGTCTACATAAATGTTACGCAGTACAAACCATATAAACCCTTGATTTACTTGTCCGTCTTTTATTATCTTTTCTGGGTTCGTGTATTTGTAGATTCTTAAATACATCTCCTGCACTATGTCTTCTGAGTATCGGTCTTCTCCAAAGGATTTAACTACCGATATAAAGTGCTTGTGGTGTTTTGCTACCGATGCTAACCACTCCGAACTATTTTCAGTTGTCTTCGTTTCTATACAATCGGCTAATAACATACACCCAAATTAAATCTATAACCTTATAAACATATTTCATTCTTCAGGGTTTAGCCTTATAAAAGCCATACCATCATACATATAATTTAAGAACCAATCACAAGTACGTCTCTTCATACGATACTTCCTGTGCATTTCGTCTTTTACTATCTTCCTAACCATATATCATACATAAAGATGCTCAAAGCTATCAAATTTAAAGCACCAATTACTAAAAATATTAGTGCTAAATTAAAATATTCAAACTTAAATGCCAAACTACTAAGCCCCAACATAAAAAATGCTTGAATCAAAAGGTATATAAATACTATTTCTCGTTCCATAATCTCTCGTAATAATTTTGTTTCTGCAAAGATAGGTTTTCTTTTGATAAATCAGATGGCTTTAAATAAGACGTTTTAATCGTACTTCTTTCTATTGGATACACTTTGCTATTACTATTAGTAGAAAGTGCCTTAGAAACGAGTAAAACAAGTATTACGCTAAATATAACAAACATTGTAGCGTGATATATTTTTAGTTCTGTGCTTTTCATAGTTTTTGTATTTCGTGTTTGACATCTAGTAGCCATTGATGAGCCAAACT